ATTGCGGCTCGCTCTGTCCTTCTTGCTGCCTGGCCTGGAATTATATGATCGCTGTTGTTTGCTGCGCTTGCTTGCGCTCGCTGAATACTCACCCTTTTTCGGCATCGTCCTTCACCAGCTGGATAACCTCGGCACTCGGTCGCTCCTGGAATGCTTCGTCTTCTCCACCACCCCAGGCCAGCACCGTGATGCCGCCTTGCTGGTCTACATCTTCCTTCTTGTGCCGGACACCGCGAGGCTGTTGCCTTGCGAACGTCCACTTGAGTGTATCCACCTCAAGCCTGCGCCGCTGTACTTCTGCATTCATATGTCTGGGGTCCAGATCCACCGGCAATGGCTGTCGTGCCAGGTCGTGCATCTCATCCGCTAACACCTCGGCACCGATCGCCCGAGCCTTGGCATACATCTCGTACAGTTCCTCGTCCCGCTGCACTGCCTGGAGCACCGTTACCCAGTGCGGCTGCGTGTCGTCATTATCGCAGATCGAGCGTAAGGATTTGCCCTTCGCCAACTCATCGCAGATGCGAAGCAGCTTCTTCTTGTTCAGTTTACCGGCCATCGATGCTCCTAAAAAGTGGGGTGCCGCATTGTATGGAGGGAGGCCAAACGACACCCCGGCAGTGCGAACGGAGGCACGCACTGCTACAAAAAGAAGCCACGCAGCAGGCGGGCCTGCGTGGCCAGGGGAGGAGAGGTATTGTTGGTAGACTAAAAAAATAGCGCATACTTTCGGGACACTGGCAACATCAACTCCCGCACGCTTTCGCAAAACATGTTACTGCATCCGGTCCTCAAGATAAGTGAACAGTCGCCGCAATAGATAGCTTCTTAGCAAGCTAACTGCTGTGAATATCAAGGAGATACCTAACGCCTTGTCCCACTCTGGCACATAGCCAAACCACGGGAAGACCACAAAAGTAACGGCCCATGCGAGTACAATCCCACAGCACACATTTGTGCACGCCTCTACGAAGCTTTGGCGTCTTGACTGCATCGTTTGTCCCACTTCCTCACCGTATCCGCCAGTGCTTCGTGGTACTTCCTCTTCACCGTTCTTCGATCGCAATGCCGCAGCTTCGCAATCTTTCGCCATGCCGGGCCCCGGGACCGGAAGGCTGAACTATGCGCCACTGCCCACAACAGCTGACGGTGGCGCTCGTCGTCCTGCACCAGCACAATGCGGATAGCCAGATCATACGCCGTGACCTGCTCATTCGTTGCCGCACCGAGGCGCATATAGACCTGCTCATTGGGGTACGAAAGCCACTCCGGTATCGTATCAGGCCACCAGGCATTGCGTGCTTTGCGCATCGCCGGCGGCAACCGACGCTCCGTTTCAGCTGCCGCCAGAAGCAAGTCGTGCAAGTCTGGTTCGGTAAACTTCACGCTCATTGTCATCCATCGCTCCGATCGCACGCCAGTAGTCGGCCCGGTCCTGCGGGTTTACTTTCTTGCCAAATTCCACAATGGGATCTCGCCGGGCACGCTTGCCCGCAACCACCTGGCGATAATTGCTGTTGAAGTTCTTGCCCGCTATCGCACGCTGCACTGCACGCACTACTGTGCGCGGGTCCGGCGGCGGTTTCATGTGGCAGCTACGTATAGCTATAGCTATATTAAGTTTAAGATAAGTAATAGAGTCTGTAGTAGCTTTATAGCTTGACAGAGCTTTATTAGCTGTAGCTATATATAGCTGTTCGACCAATCCCAGCGATTTCAAGTTATCCACAGCCTCCTCGAACGTGCCATCGAGCCGGTCCGCACACCGTACCCGCAGCAATTCCTCCTCCGCCATATACTCGTCGGATCGTTTCAATTCGATAAACAACCTGATGCCGTCGACGCTGATCATCCGTCTTCCTTCCGTAGTGCGGCAGCAAGCTTCGCATTGTCCAGTGCATCCGTCCCTGCTTCCGTCACCGTCACGCCTCTCCACCTGCCCGGGATACGGGTGAGCATCCCGGCCTTCAGCAAGATCGCCAGATGAAACTGTTCGGTGCCCAGCGACCAGCCAAACTCCGCTGCAATCTCCCGCGCCGTTGGCCCTTGCTCATGCTCCAGCCAATACTCATTGATATACTCGAGTACCTCCAGCTGGCGAGGTCGCACTATCATCGCTATCATAGGGCCTCAGAGCGTCGTACAGAGCACGTAGGTGCTGTCTGGTTACAATCATACCACAGCATCGCCATCTTCTTCCTCTCGCGGCACAGGGGGCTTCTCTGCGGTTTCTCCCTGGCAGCACTCCTCCATCACGCTGCCGCAGAGGCTGCATTGGGTGTGACCGTGCATCTCGATCGGATCGCACAGTTGCCCGCAACGGTTACACCTTGACCTTGTCATTCTTCTTTTCCTTTATGATCTTGTCGGCCACCTCCAGGCAGTCGCCGGTGACGCCCGGGTTGATGATGCGTGCCAACGCCCAGATGCGCTTGTGACACGCCTTGATGTAGAGATCGGCCTTGGTGCCCTCTTTGACGGCAGGCATCGCCGGGGTCATGGTTCTAACTCCCCGAACATGTCGTCCACCAGGAGCCTTTGACGGTCGTTCTCCTCAAGCTTGACAGCGATGATGCAGCGGCGGGCCGCGCTCTCCTCAGTCCGTGAATTTTCCAGTCGCTCCCGGTCCTCCTCGGGGAGTAAGGACTCATCCTTGGCCGCTGTTAGACACAGAATCTGAATGCGTTCATACGCCAACACATCACGCCGCTGCCGGAGCCAGCGCAAAACAACATCAAGTTCCGCGCGGGTAAAGTCGTGTAGATCCGGCAAGACCTTTAAGGGCTCAGGGGTCATGGGTCGTCCTGTTTCTTGAGCACCAGGTCATAGCCGAGGGTGTTGGCTACTGCTCGCAGGTTGGCGACCGTGGGCTGGCGGTCATAGCGCCAACTGGAGATGGTGCTGCGGGTGACGCCGGAGGTCTCCGCAACATTGGTTATCATGTAGCGCTCGGCATTCATCAGTCCGTAGATGCGCTTGACCAGCGGGTCTGCCTTCTCGGGGATGGTCAGCCGACCAGCCCAGCGATCGGCACCGCGGCCCTTCTTCAGATTGCGGTTGCTGCGCTTGCGGGCTACCCCGGGGTTTCGTGCCACCCAGGACGGGGCCATGATCTCACCTCGGCTACAGTGGAAGACAATGCAGAAGCGCTCCTGCCATCCATCGTGAAACACCATCTCGCCCTTTTCGAGCGCACGTACCGAACCCTCATCACAACCAAGGGCATCGGCGCAGTCCTGCAGCGACCAGCCCTTGCGACCCCGAAACTTGGCGATCGAGTTCGGCTGGAACTGTTTGTGCCCGGTATCAGGCACGCCCGACATGACGCAAATCCATATACTTTGTGAGACATTCGGCGGTGTCATCGATCGAGCGCACCACATGGACGTGGCAATCGGCGTTCTTCAAATCATTGATACAGTTGTGCTGATTCTCGCTGATGATGCCTTTAGTGGTTTTCACTTCCAGGAGGATCGGTGCGTAGTGGTGCGACCACTTCCAGAAATCCATCGGACAAAAGATAATGAGATCGGGGAAACCAAACCGCACCCCAAGGCGTTTTTCTTTCATTCGCCAGGAGACATTCGATTTCCAGCTTTGGTTGGGACTATGGTGGAGGACGGCCCCCAAAGGCTTGACCACCTCGAACCACTCAACGATCGATATATGGACGTCGTCTTCTTTCATCGAACAAAATTTCTGTTTTTGTGTTCGACGATTTACGAGTCTTTCCCCGTACAATCAAGCGCCTGCGTCTGGCTTGTGTAACAAACAGGTACTAAAGTAGCCGTTCAAGTATAAATGAGACAGAGGGAAAACGGGAGATGACAAACAAACTGACCCTTGGCACGAGTCTCCGGCGAACCCGGGAGAAAGCGGGATGGACGGGGAACACTGTGGCAAGCAAGTTGGAGATGTCGCCTGCGGCGTATCTTCGTTATGAAAGAGGTGAGGTGGACCCGGGGGCCAGCACCATCTTAAAGCTGGCGGAAATATACGAGTGTTCCGTCGACGCGCTGGTTTATCGCGGCGGCGAGGGCGGGGAGCACAACAACGAAACCTTTGACGTCAAGGTAGGCGAGAAGGGTTCGTTCGAGATAAACATTAGCGGCGTACTACGTCCTGGCGTGGCGCAAAGAGAGGCCGAGGATTACAAGCCATCGATGCCGAAACCCAAACTTGCGAGTGGACGAAAACGCAAGAAAGCGATGTGACACTTACAATATTTAACGCCTGATAAGGGTCGCATTTATGCGGCCCTTGCCATTTTTATACGTATCTGTTACATCTTCGCCATCTTAACGGAGAAGAATTGTGACAGACATAGACGACCTGCTACTGCCGGATTGGGCAGTCAGACATCATTTTCTCAACCATAGCCCTTCCGCCCTGACAAGGCCTGACGATCTTGAGTTTTTCGAGAAGTGCGTCGCACGGCCTGCCAAGGTGTTCAACCCTTTTGGAATACCCGCACAGTGCGGGACGATGGCTCACGATTATGTCACCGATATAATTGCCAAAGGGGTCGACCAGGCCGAAGCGTTCCGCCATGCCATGTCACGGCTCGACGAATACGAACACCGGGAGTGGATTGAGGGCGATCGCCGCAAGTGGGAAGTCATCCGCGAAAGCATCTACGAGATCCCGAAATCAGACCCGAAAATCAGCGGCAACATCTTTGAACTTACCCTGGAGCATTTGCTGCAAGGCGTCCGCGAAGCGACCGTCGGAAGCAATCTAGTGGAGGAGGGCAAGTGGGCATCCATCCGTTTCGATGGATTGAAACTTCCGACCATCGGCCAGCTGGACCTGCAGGACCGCGGGGTGATCGAGTTGAAAACCAGATGGCCGAAGAAAAGCGCAGCAAAAAAAGGGTGGGGCCCGCCGACCCTGCCGAGTTCCCCCGAGTACGATCATGTCTTGCAGGTGGCCTTCTATTGGCGGTGGCTGCGGGAGCAATCTGAAAATGTGCCGATCAAATTAGTGTATGCGGGGTGCAACGGGTACAGAGTTTTCGATAGCGAAGTGCACGATGCACTGAGCGAAGCGAAGCTAAGTGCAGCACTAGATCATCTGCGCCAGGTCGCACGAAAGCGCGAGGCAATCCTGCAGGCTTGCCCCACACGCGAGAAGTTATTCGAGATGGTCACCCCCAAATTTGACGACTGGAAATGGAACAACGTGCACCCCGAGTATTTCAAACTCGCGTGCAAGATATGGGGAAGATAATGGTGGACAACCTACGCGATCTTTGCGGCTGGCTGCTGATTGCAGCAATGGCCTACGCCGGTTTCGTTTTCACCTGCGCGCTCGATGACAGCTGCGGGGCCATATTCATGGTGCCGCTATTGTGAACCGTTACCCGGATGTGCCAGGGGCCAAGGCTGACGGCACCAGCCAGGATGCGGCAGAGCACGCCGCGCCGACCAGCGCCCGATTGCGCGGTCTGACACTGCGCGAAATCCACAAGTCTAAACATGGACTGACCGCCGATGAAGCAGCGGAACGCCTTGGCTTGTCCCTTCTGTCCATCCGCCCGCGGGTGACGGAACTCAAACGCCTCGGCGAAATCGAAGACAGCGGCGTCCGCCGTAAGAATGAATCAGGGCGAAAAGCAACCGTATGGAGAATGAAATGGAGACACGAACTTTTTTGATAAAGACCAGGGTGGCGTTGTTGAACGCGCACAACAATCAACCGATCGGGTATGGGCGTATTACGACGGTCGCTTACGACGGCCCGATGCGGTACGGGGTCACCCTCGACGACAAAAACAAACCCGAGCCCGAAGTCCACGCAGAATCATTGAGGCCGATCGATGAGTGATTTCTACAAAGATTTGCACGTGGCTTTATCGGGTATCGACAACCCGTTTACAGACGGGGATGCGAACTATGGGAAATATGCCACATTGTCGCAATGCCTCAAGAACGCAAAGGCTGCACTTAGCCAGAACAACTTTGTCATCGTCCAGATGGTGCAGCCCGAGCCCGACCGTCTGGTGACACGGCTGGTTCACACCAGCGGTGAAATGTTAGAGGACGGTGGCGTTCCGCTCCGTTGCGTTGATCAGAACAACCCACAGAAAATGGGGGCCGCCATCACGTACGCGCGCCGTTATGGATTGTGCGCCTTGCTCGGGATTGTCGGCGACGAGGACGACGATGCACAGTCGGCAACCGCACCCGAGGCGCTGCCGAAACCAAAGCTTGCCAGGAAGGCAAGGGTCATTCCC